AGGCAACGGTATGTCGAACTTGAAAAAGCCGCAGAGAAGTCTAAAGGCGTGGACCAAGCAAGAGTGGAGAACTAAAAGTGGCAAACCTTCTACGCAAGGAAGTGAAGCGACCGGCGAAAGGTACCTCCCCAAAGCCGCGATCAAAGCCCTCTCCCCGCAAGAGTACGCCGCCACCACCCGAGCCAAACGTGCCGGTAAAGCCGCAGGAACACAGCACGTACCACAGCCTCGTACGGTGGCTAAAAAAGTTGTTCGGCACAGGAAAATAAAATGACCACATCCGGCGTATCTACCTTTAATTTAGACCTCAATAACCTCGTTGAAGAGGCGTTTGAGCGTGCTGGTGGGGAGCTTCGATCTGGTTACGACCTTCGGACTGCACGCCGCAGCCTGAACCTTTTGACCGTTGAGTGGGCTAACCGAGGTATCAACCTTTGGACTATTGAACAGGGGTCTATCCCCATGGTTCAGGGACAAATTGTTTATGAGCTGCCGGTTGACACGATTGATCTTCTGGATCACGTAATCCGAACTCAGACTGGCGTTAACCAGACCGACATCAATATCACCCGTATTAGCGTTTCTACCTACTCAACGATCCCTAATAAGAACGCACAGGGGCGTCCAATTCAGGTCTGGATCGACCGGTCTTCTGGGGCTACTTACCCCGCAGGTGGGCGTCCGGCTGGTACAAACACGACGACTGGGGTGGATCATCCCAAGATTAACGTCTGGCCTGCGCCAGATCAGAGCGACTACTACACCTTTGTGTACTGGCGTCTTCGTAGGATCCAAGATGCGGGTAATGGCACGACTACCCAAGACATCCCTTTCCGGATGTTGACGTGCCTGGTAGCGGGGTTAGCGTATTACATTGCTCTGAAGATCCCAGAGGGTCAACCCCGACTTGACCGATTAAAGATGGACTATGAAGAGCAGTGGGCTTTGGCCTCTTCTGAGGACCGGGAAAAGGCTTCTCTACGGCTTGCGCCGCGTGAGTTGTTCTATTAATGCCGAGTAAGTTTGCCTCTGGTAAATGGGCCATATCGCAGTGCGATAGGTGCGGGTTTCGGTACAAACTGAAGCAACTGCGCCAGCTCGTTATCAAGACAAAGAATGTCAACTTGCTGGTCTGCCCTACTTGTTGGGAACCGGATCAGCCCCAGTTGCAGCTTGGTATGTACCCCGTCAATGACCCTCAGGCGCTTCGCAACCCACGGCCTGATACAACGTATACGCAAGCAGGATACACTGGACTTCAGATTGAAGCGGGTACTGGGTCAGATGTTGACCAGACTGGAGATCCGTCTGGTGGTAGTCGGATTATTGAATGGGGCTGGTATCCGGTAGGCGGGTCCAGGGCAAACGATGCAGGGTTGACGCCAAATGCGTTAGTGGCTAAAACCTTTGTTGGAACAGTAACTACTTCTTAGGAGAAGAAAATGAATATGCGTTCTATCGCAAAAACTGAAGCGAAAAAGGCTGTCAAAGGTCACGAGAAATCCATGCACGGTAAAGGCTACCGCGCAGGTGGCAAGACTAGCCTTGAGATGAAAAAGGTGGGTCGTGGTATGGCTAAGGTTGCAAACCAGCTTTCCCCCGTTCGCAAAGTCCGAAAGGCAGGCATCTAAATGGCTAAGTTCAGCAAAAAAGTTATGGGCAAAGAGGTCGGGCAAGCCGATGTCTATGCTGCGCCACACAATATGAAGGGCCAAGCGACTAAGATTCAGGACATCGTAAAGACCGGTACTGGATCTGAAGACGTTAAGCGCATGAATATGTCCGTAGGCAACATCACCGCTAAAACATTTCCCGAAACCAAGACTTCTGGCATTAAAATTCGGGGTACGGGTGCGGCTACTAAAGGTGTTATGGCTCGGGGACCGATGGGTTAAATATGAACTACTCTCAGCTCTTTGAAACGATCAAGGGATACGTCGAGAACGACTTTCCCAGCACCACCTGGACGGACTCTGCCGGTACAGGCACGGTCGTTTTTACTCAAAAAGAGCAGATTGATACGTTCATCCAGCAGGCTGAGCAGCGGATCTATAACACGATCCAGTTTCCTGCTATCCGTCGAAACGTCACCGGTACCACGACAAACGGCAATAAGTACCTTCAGCAGCCGTCAGATTTCTTATATACGTACTCTTTGGCGGTTATCGATCCTGATACCGGGATCTACGAGTACTTGTTGAATAAAGATGTTAACTTCATCCGTGAGGCATTTCCGTACCCATCTGTGACGGGTAAACCCACTCACTATGCCTATTTTGACGCTAATACGTTCATTTTAGGGCCGACGCCAAACGCTGCATACCAAATGGAGCTGCATTACGGGTACTACCCAGAGTCTATTGTCACGGCAGGTACTACCTGGCTTGGTGACAACATGGACTCGTTGCTTCTCTACGGTGCGCTTATTGAGGCTTACACCTTTATGAAGGGTGAACAAGACATCATCGTGGTCTACCAGAAACGGTACGACGAAGCCTTCATCATGGCTAAACAGCTTGGCGACGGTAAGCTCCGTCAGGACGCCTACAGGGATGGGCAGGTAAGGTACCCCGTTAAATGATTACGCAAACCCAAACCACGTCGTTCAAAGAGGAACTCTATGAGGGGGTGCATAACCTTCTCACGGATACCATCAAGATTGCGCTTTACACAGCCTTTGCTGACCTTGGCGCTGATACGACCGCATATACAACGAGTAATGAAATCACGGGCACGGGCTATACGGCTGGCGGGATTACGCTGACTGGGGCAACCGTGTTGGCGTCTGATACCACGGCGTTTGTTAACTTTGATAATGCGTCTTGGCCTGGGGCTACTTTTACCTGTCGTGGCGCTTTGATCTATAACGCAAGCAAAGCTAATCGGTCAGTTGCTGTGTTGAACTTTGGTTCAGATCGTACGGTGACAAACAACACATTTACCGTTACATTCCCCGCTAATACAGCGGATAGCGCAATCATAAGGATGACCTAATGTTTTCAGCTTCTGGCGGTGCTTTACTTGGCAATATCAAGGCGATGGGAGTCTCCGGTCGGGGGTTCACACCTGAAGAGCTTGCCGATAACGCCGTAGATCGAATTATTGCTGTAAGCGCAACGGCTGATCCGGTTATCCGGCAGCAGGCCGAAGTGTTCAAAAACCACATTCGTGCTGTGTTGGTGAGCTACGGAAATCAATGCGTCCGATCAAACCACACAACGATTGCTAACCGCCTCCGCGATGCGGGGCACCCCGAATTAACACAACTTTTGGAGAAATAAAATGGCTGGATTTACCACTGCAATGCCCACCTCGTTCAAAGTCGAGATCCTCAAGGGCGTACACAACTTCACCGCCTCTACTGGCGACACCTTCAAGCTGGCTCTTGCTAAAGCTACTGCTTCCGTTACTGGAACGTATGGCGCTGCAACAACTAGCTACGACAACCTGACCTCTAACTCTGATGAGTTGGCAAACGGTAACGGTTATTCGACCGGCGGCAACACTTTGACATCTATAACACCTGTTGCAGATGGCACGACCGCAGTTTGTGATTTTGATAACACCACCTGGACGTCGGCAACTTTCACGACTTCCGGCGGAATTATTTACAACGACACAGCAGCAGGCAACCCCGCTTGTGCGGTTCTAAGCTTTGGTGGCGATCAACAGGTTTCGTCGGGCGACTTTCAGATTCAGTTCCCCGCTGCCGCTGCCGCTACCGCGATTATCCGGATAGCATGACCCAAAAACTTGTTTCTTTAGATGAGGCCAGAAAACTGGGCCTTACCCACTACTTTACGGGTAAGCCTTGCAAGTATGGTCACATTGAAAAGAGGCAGGTTAGTAATCGTGGATGTGTTCAGTGTTTGTCTCAAAGGTCTATGAAATGGGCTAAAAACAACCCAGATCGGTCACAAGAAATACGTGACAAATGGAACTTTGAAAACAAAGAAAAAGAAGCGGCACGAGCCAGACTGTGGCGCAAAAACAATCCTGAAACCTACAAGCAAATGATCTGTTCCTGGCGCGAAAACAATGCAAGTCAATACCGGGCTTACATGGCTAAGTGCGCTATGGATAGAGCTGCCGCTAAAAGCAAACGTACTCCATCTTGGTTAACTGAAGATGATTACTGGGTAATGCAAGAAGCCTATGATCTTGCTCAGATTCGATCAAAGATGTTTGGTTTTAAGTGGCACGTTGACCATGTAATTCCTTTGCGAGGCAAAACAGTTTCTGGGCTTCACACGCCTTGGAATTTGCAAGTTATTCCTGGTCAACAGAATCGCTCAAAAGGTAACAGGCTTGTAGAGGGTCTGATATGACCTACAACCTAGGGTGGGGCCAAAGGGCCTGGGGCATAAATGGCTGGGGCGGAATTGGCGTCGGCTATGAAGTCACAGGCGTTGCTGGTACTGGCGCGGTTGGTACGGTCCTTATTCGGATTGACAATACTGAGCTAGTAGACGGTG